ACACGCATAACGGCGGCTTGACGCTGGCTGCGATTTTACTGCCAGCACGACAACACACGCCAGGATAATCTCACCCCCCCCGCAGCAGCGTCGAGTACAGCAGGGGGTAGGGAGCCCCCTGTTGTACTCGAACGACTGCGAAACTGGAATACCCATTCCAGAAAATTGCAAGGTAAAATACCGCAACAAACCTAAAATATGATATAATTCAATTGGGGCTGATAGGTGTCGCGCACGGCGTAGTTGAGTGGAGAGTACGAGGCTATCCGCTGATTGACTACTCGATGAAACCAACTACAAGGTGCGAACGCGGGTTCGAATCCCGCCAGCTCCATCTGGTATTTAATCAAAACATATGTTTTAATAACTATTAAAAGTACCGAACACGCCTCTGAATATGCGCACCGAGTCCGGTCATTTAGCCCGCTGGTAGGCTTTGTATGCCAGCATAGGAGTGCCGACGGTTCGGATAGCGGATGGTTTTCATCCTGAGGCGGTTCGACTCCACCCACTCCAGTGTCTTGCGAAGACAGAAAAGTCTTGGCGCAATGTAAAATGCTGATACGCTACAAGACTGCCCCGAATAAATGCGCGAATAAGGGGCATCAATTTATTGACAAAACTCCGCGATACCAGAACTTATGTCAATTCACTGACAAAACTTTATGTATCAGATTTTATCGATTATGCTTTACAAAATATAAATTTCTTGAATTTTATCGGTTATACTCGATAACGGTATCCGAAATCAGTAAAACCTACAAACCATAGTTTGTACCTGATTATTATAATCCTGATTATTATAATCCTGATTATCGGGCAGTTTGCGAAACTGCCCGATTTTCTGTCAGTCTATTGACATAACTCCGCAATACGGGAACTTATGTCAAAACGCTGATACAACAATGCAGAGTCATCATCGAACACAATCCAAATCCTGATTATCTGTTATTAGTTTGTGGATTCATTCTAATTAGCCTCTGGAAGTAAAATATGCGGGTAAATTCAAGATTTGTACCGAATAATGTGTAATCTATCATTATGAAGGGTTATCTTTATTTTATGCCCAATTTTCCCCGCAGACGGGAAAAGAAGAATTTTTTCTGCATCTGTTCTCTTTCTGTTTCTCTTCTGTTCTCTTCTTTTTCTTTATCTCTTCTTCTTCTCTTCTTTATCTGTGTCCGTGTGCTGTCCGTTTAATGGACGCGAGACGGACAAAACGTGGACAAATGACGGACATTTGACAGCAAACCTTTGACTAATGGTGTACAATATGGTAGTGTAGTAAGGACTAACATTCTATCTGCGGAGGCAATTATGGCAGTAATGCGAGACGCGCGCGGACGACTTCTTCCAGGAAGCATCAACAACCCTGCCGGAAGACCCAAGGCTGAGCACACGCTCGCGAGTCTTATTCGGTTGGAGTTTGGAAAAGAAATTGAAGTGCTGATTGGCGACAATCTCACAAAGCTCGAACGCCGCCAGATTATGGCTGACGCGATGGCACAGCTTATCTCCACTGGCAAAGTGAAATTACCGGACAGGGTTGATGAGAACGGGAATGTGATCAAGGGCGTTACATTTGATTTTCCCGCAAGCGAGTGGATGAAACATCTCATCCGCCTGTTCCGCTACATCGAACCGCCCGTTACCAACATTGAGGTTTCCGGCGGGGTGGACGGCATCATCTTCGACAAGGAAATAACGGATGAGCCAGACGAGTAAAGAGGGCTTTGTCTCCCTCACTGATTTGGTAGACTTCACCCCACGCCAGGATGAGGCTTTCAAATCAATGTTCAAACATACCTTTACCCTGTACGGGGGTGCCAGGGGTGGCGGCAAAAGTTATTGGCTTCGCTGGGCGATGCTTAGTTGGATTCTCTATCAGGCTAAAATGGGCTTCCCTGGTATCGTGGGCGGTCTGTTTTCGTCTACCTATACCAACTTGAAAGACCGCCAGATTAGTAAGATTGCGTCCGAGTTCCCTTCCTGGCTCGGCGTTCTCAAAGAAAATAAGACGCTTGGGTTGGCGTTTTATCTTGATAAAAAATTCGGGGGGGGCGCACTGACCCTGAGAAACCTTGATGAGTCCACAAAATATAAATCCGCCGAGTTCGGCATCATCGGTGTCGATGAACTCACTGAACACACCGTGGACACATTCAATATCCTCATCGGCTCTTTGAGATGGGCTGGTCTTAAAAAACCTTGCTTCATCGCCGGAAGTAACCCAGACGGAATTGGTAATGATTGGGTGAAGAATTACTTTATACACCACGTATATCCACCCGAATTAGAACCTTTGAGTTCAGAGTTCAATTTCGTTCCGGCGCTCCCCACCGACAACCCACACCTTGATTCCTCTTACTACCTGATGCTTAATTCCCTGCCAGACGACCTCAAACGCGCCTGGCTGCTGGGCGATTGGGATGTGTTCAAGGGATTGGCTTTCAAGACTTTCAATAAGCGCACCCACGTCATTGACCCGATTGATATTCCAGATTACTGGACAAGATTGGTCGGGATCGACTCCGGCTACCGCGCTCCCTTCTGCGCCCTCTTCGGCGCTCGTAACCCCGATAACGGACGCGTTATTATCTACAAGGAGATCTATGAAACGGAACTTACCGATAGACAGCAGGCACGTAAAATCCTCGATATGTCCGATGACTTCGAAAAGAAAGCCCTGCGCTTCGCTGACCCCGCTATGTGGACACGAAAGACGCAGGAGTTCATTACCTCTTCTGCGCAGATTTACGCCCAAAACGGAGTCCCCTTGCGAAAGGGTAATAATGACCGATTGGACGGGAAACGAAAAGTGGATCGTCTTCTCAACCCAATGGAGGACGGACTGCCTGGATTGCTTATATTCAACACTTGCCCAAACCTGGTTAAACAACTCTCCCAATTGGTCTATGACAAGTACCATACTGAGGACGTAGATACCCGTATGGAAGACCACGCCTACGACGCACTTAAATATTTATTAACTTCTGTCCGCGATTACCGCGCACCACAACCATCAAAATATACTAAGTCTCCGTTCCTAAATCTGGAACACATCTGACCAGGAGGTCATCGTGGATAATTTCAATCAGGCTAAACAACACGGGCAGGACTTGCTCGGCGAATACGCAACATTACATTCAATGCAGCGGGAGATGGACTTGATGATTAATATGGAGTGGAAAAGTAAACCCACTGACCCCACTCTCAAAATCACCATCTCCCCCGAAGCTCGTAACCAGTACCTGGGCGCTATGCGCCTGCTCACCGCATCTGAACCTATTATCTCTGTCCCCCACGATAAGAATGACCCTGTTTCAGTCGAAAATTCTGAGCAAATAGAGAAAATGTGCAAAGCTGTCCTCTACCAGTCCGGCAGAATCAACCAGAAACCCGTCCACTATGAGCTTGTGGGGTCGCTTTTGCGCTATGGACAGTTCCATCTGGCGCTCACGGACACCGAGGATTTGCTGAAACTCCAGAAAAAACGCGGGAAAACAGCCTCTAAAGCCGCTATTACCCGCTATGAACGCATCGCGGGCGCTACACCCTTCATTTTTCAGCCGCTTGACCCTAAATGCGGCAACGCTGAGTTCGATTCCTTCGGCTTATGCGCCTATTACCGCGAAACTGAGATGACCTACGCTCAAATTAAGGCTATGTTCGGGGAATTGGAGCAGCTAAAGGATAAAAGTGACACCGATGTCGTGGTCTACAAGGATTATTGGAACTTGGATGTGCATTTCGCCTGGGTCGACAACATTTCCGAGCCTCTCGTTGGCAAAGAGAACAATGGTCGCCACGACCTGCCCTGCATCCCGATTATTGTGCAGGGCGCAGAAGGTTTCCTGCTCCAGGATGACCCTGAATACCAGTACCAGCCACTCCTGTACGGCGCGTGGAAGGGAGACTTGTGGGATAGACAGAACCTTGAACTGACTGCAATGTATACCAACCTGTTTGCAGTCGCCTCTAATGCAATGTTCGTGCACGAACGCTCTGAACCCGATAGTCAGATTGAAATAGACTTCGGGAACGTCGGCGGCATCGTACATCTCAACCCTGGCGATAGATTGTCGCCTCTCCAAAGAGATGTCCTCAATAAAGATATGCTCTATGGGCTGGATGTCGCCAATAAACTGTTTGAGGAAAGCACTATCTATAAGACTGCGCTCGGTCAGGGCGGTAATACCAATTTGGCATATTCTGCAATTGCCTTGCTCACACAGTCCGGCAGATTGCCACTGATTTCATTCCAGCGCTGCGGCGGCTGGGGCATCGGTACGGGATTAGAACTGATGTTCGATATGATTAAGGACAAAAATAGTTTGCGCACCGCACTGTACGAAGGTGGCAAACTGAATATCGACCCGAAGGAGTTGCCGGACGATTTGGTTATTGACGTGCAACTGGATGCCGAACTCCCGCAGGATAAACTCCAGCAGGCTAATATCGCCTCTATGCTCAAACAACAGGGGCTAGCTTCCGATGAGTGGATACGCGAAAATATCCTCAATATCGGGCAGTCTAAGGAAATGACTAAAAAGGTCATCGAAGAACGCTTTGTGGAACAGATGGTGCAGGAACATTTCACAAAGGCAATGGAAAATGACATCCGCAAACAGGTCCAGGCGGAAATGCAGCAGGCTCAGATGCAGCAGCAGGCTCAGATGCAACAGCAACAAGCGCAGATGCTGCAGCAGCAGCAGATGCAGGGACGCGCGATGCGCCAACAGGAACAGATGCAGCGGGCACAGGCAATGTCTATGGCTGAGCAACGCGCTCGCTTTGCTGACCAGAATAATCCGAATATGGGCGGGATGCCTTCGATTGTGGCACAGGGCGCTCTGCCAGCTTCACGACCAGGAATGAAACCAACACCAGCCACAGGCGAACCGCAAGAATTGCAGGAAGGTGAGATGTGATTACCGTAGTGGATGCCAGCAATCTCTACCTCTTGGCTAAGGCCTTCTCTAAAGGTCAGCTACAAGAGTTGTCCGATAAGTGGAGCGAACCACTGCTTACCGCGGCTATCCAAATGCTGCGGGCGCAAATCGAGGCTGATCCAAAGTTAGCCGCCGCTGCCAGACAGAACCCTGAAATCATGGCGATTCTGGAAGGAGAACAAAATGCCAAGCCAAGTTAATCCTGATTACATTCCGCCTAACTACCGCCCGAACTATCGCGTCCCCCAAACGCGCACTGTCCGTACACCCGCGCAACCTAACCTGCGCGATATCTATGATTACTACGCGGAACAACGCGAACTGAACAGGGTGAGGCAGGAACAGATTGACGCCGCTAACCGCCGGATGCAGGCGCTGATGGCGCAGTATCGCGCTCAACGAAATATATGGACCGGACAAAATTATCGGGATGGCTACGACCCGTATAACACGCGCAACAATGAATACATTGGTGCGAGGTGGGCGGATTACGCGTATAACCCCGCCTATCCAAAAGGGTATAACTGGCAGTATCCAGGCGGTAAATACTACCGCCAGCCCAAAGAGCCAGCCGCGCCAACCTTCAACACGGGTATCTATCACACGCAGGCGGAATGGGATGCCTATCGTAAGAGCCTGAATAAACCCGCCACGAAGACCACGCCACCTACCTACACCAGGAACTTACCGGAGTCCCTGCAAGACGCAATCGCGCGGGGTGAACAAAGCCCGTGGGGCTATGACAGTGGAGCGCCAGCCACGCCAGTAACCCGAAACCCTAATAAATACGGCGGCGTTGGCAGGAACACGGGCACTTCTCCGTTCTCCGTGTGGTCAGACCTGTGGAATATTCCAGCCTCTAAAAGAGGACTTCCGTGGGTAACATCACCTAACTACAACAACATAGAAGCTAACGCGAGATACCCGTTTAGAAGTGTCTCTGCCTTTGACCAGAGTGTGATACAAATGGGACTTAGACCGAGATACTCGACCCTCT